AGCCGCTATTCAACTCGTCGTGGAGGGCAATCCTCTCGGAGATTGATTTTTTCACCTGCTCCAACTACGGAGTCAAGGTTGTCGAAGAAAGCCTTGACAAGACAGTCGATATGGTCTACCACGGAGTTGACAGGGATAGTTACTATCCGTTGTCAAAGCAGGAGCGCACAGAATACAGAGAGCGCCTAGGATGGGACCGAAAGTTTGTCGTTTCGGTAGTCGCTCAAAACGTTCGGCGTAAGCAACTAACCCGGCTTATCGAGGCGGTTGCTATCCTGAAGCATCAGTACAAGCAAGACGATATCATTCTGTATCTTCATACAGTCCCATTCCAGAACCACTGGCTAGAGGGTTGGAACCTCCCTGAGGTCAGCGCTGCGTTCGGCCTGACCGACGAAGTTGTCTTCAATCCCCTTATGTCAGGGTTTGGAAGGGGAGTCCCCGAAAAGGGCGATATGGACGTTCCCGGCCTTCGGGAGTTGGTGGGCGCTAGTGACTTGTTTGTACTTCCTTCACAGGTTGAGGGTTTCGGACTTCCGATTGCCGAAGCGATGGCCGTTGGAACTCCTGTCGTAGTAACAAAGTATGCGGCGGGCTGGGAGGTAGCAAATCTCGGTGGTGGCACCGGCATCGTTCCGTACGACTGGGAAATCCACAAGAGCGGAACGAGGTATGCAAATCTCGCACCTGCCGAAATCGCAAAGACTATCCTCGCGTTGAAGCGTAACCCTCGCAAGTTGGCGCAGATGCGAGACACGGGGCTCCAAGCAGTCAGTAACTTTGACTGGATGAAGTTCGAGGAATACGTAATTGGCAAGGTCGAAGATGTCTGCTCCCGGCCAGCGGTCGGGCTCGCCCACTCGGAACAGGATGATCAAGGGCGGCAGGAAGCCGGGACGTAGACCCGGATACTTTCAGAAGATTGCCCTTCTTATGAGTGACAATCGCAAGTCTCTACCACTCAGGTCTATGGCTCGTATCAACGCCGGTTCGAGAAAGTCGGCGTCCCGCGCACACACTCTCTTGCGCAGTAAGAAGCGCAAGCGCAGTCTGCTCCTAAGGAACACCTAAATGCCGTATCTTATTACTGCCGAATACTTCCAAGAGCAGATGGCTACCTTGGGGCTCAAGGCTGCATTCGCTCCATCCGCTTACAATCTGACGACATTGATCGAAGAAGCGTCGGATTGGGTAGAGAACTACTGCGACAGGAAGTTTGCTAGGCAGTCTGTAACTGAGGAAAAGTACGGTCCTAACATAGTTGATCGAAGGTTCCTCGCTGACAACTGGCCAATCGAGTCCGTCACGTCTGCCTACTGGGAAGACGATGGCGGATTTACTGGTTCTATCGACCCGTCCGCTTTCAGGATCAGGCTTGGTGGGATTATCGAATGGAAGAACAGCCTGTGGTACGGCGGGCAGTACGGTAATTCGTTCTACCCTGAAGTGTTCTACAAGATCACGTACATCTGTGGGTACGACCCAATTCCTACAAATGTAAAGAGGGCAACAGCACTGAAGATCGCCACGATCCTGCAGCCACAGTATCAGGGTCCTCAGGAGCGTGAAATCTTTATGACCACGAACCTCGAAGCGATGATCGTTGACTTCCTTGAGCCGTACAGGCGCGAGAGGTTCGGCTAAATGCCCTACTACAGGATTTCAGCGTGGATGCGCGGTATTCCTGCTGTCAAGGCTCAGTTGAGAACCATCGACCGCTATGTAAAGCGCGAGGGCCGGGATGAGATGGTTCGCGGTGGGTACAACGCCGCTGGTGTGATGTTCGAAAAGAACTTTGCCAGCGAAGGCAAGTTGGTCGGCGGGTGGGCTCAGTTGAGGGAGAGGACGCAGCGTGAACGCGAGGCTTTGGGGTTTGATGCTCAGCATCCGATCCTCTACCGCTACGGCGACCTCAAGTACGTCACAGCGACCTCCCTGACGAACGCTACGGGGTCAGCAACATTCACGGCGACCGATGCGCAGGGAAAGTCCATCTCCGTGAGTTTGAATATCAGCAGAGGCTCTGGTGAGGCGAGAGCAGACGGCATCAAGTCTATCAATCAGGGCACTCGCCAGTATTGGTTCACAACCGGTCCGGTCAACCGCGCAGTACGCGCTGAAGCAGCCGAAGTGCTCGATCACGGAATTGTAGGTTTGTTCTAGATGGAAAGCGTAGTTGACGCAATCGTTTCGGAACTGGAAATTTTCAAGGACACTGAGTCCGCTGATGGCGGGTGCTCAGATATCCTAACTATCGAGGCAGTCTACTGGGGCGATCCGGGGGTCATCCCAGTCAACTCCTACCCGGCATTTACAGTGCAACCCGTGAGGGATTTGCCTGACATTGAAACCACAGGTTACGAGGTTCGTGACCTTGAGGTTCTTGTCACGTTGCTAATTGACAGTCGTGCCTTCTGGGACGCCACGGTCCTTGAGGCAACTGGTGACAGGCAACTCGTACAGGTCATGGAGAAGGTCCGTAACTGGTTCCGCACCGACCATAACCGCTCTCTGAGTGGACTGGTAGGTACCCGTGAACTAAAGGCATCGGCTACCGACTACATGGTTCAGGTGCGCGGCTCGGTCCTAGCCAAGTCCGCACAAGTCACGCTGACTGTCAACAAGCAGCGACAGCGCGAGCAGTAAAGAGGAAACAAAACAATGGCCCTTGGCGCACTTGGCTACGTCGGATATGGTATCGAAAGCGTAGAAGGTACAGCGGTCGCTCCGACCAAGTATCTCCCCGTTTCGTCGTTCTCCTTCGAGGACACCAACGACTTCATCGTTCCTGACCAGATCAGGCACTCTCGTGATAACTACATCACTATGTCTGCACCTTATGCAGTCTCCGGCACGATGGAGATGGAACTGATCCCTAACGGAACCGGTCACCTTCTCAAGTCGGCCTTTGCTGCTACGATTGTTACTTCCGCTTATGCGGGTGGTGGCTATCAGCACGTTATGACGCCTGCTGCATCCGCACAGACGTTCTCCTTCGAGTCTAGCGCAAACGATGTTCTCATCATGCGCTACGCTGGTTGCCGTGTCAACACCATCGAAATCAAGGCCGCATTCGGTGAAATCGTCACTACATCGTTCGGCATCGAAGGTGTTTCTCGCGCTAAGCAGGGATCGGCAGCGACCCCTACTTACGTCAACACCGTACCGTTCCACTTCTCGGGCGTCGAAGTAAAGGCTTCCTCCGGAACCATTCTTACGACAGTCAAGGAGTTTTCGTTCGGCGTCAATAACAACGTCGAGCGTATCGGAACACTGCGCAGGACTCGTTCTTGGCTCAGGATGGACCTTGGCAAGCGTGAGGTAACTCTCTCCTTGACGATGGACTTCCAAGACACTGCAGAGTATGACAGGTTCCTTGCTGAAACTGTCTTCGACATCGACATCATTATGAACGGTCCGGTCGGCGTCGGCATGGGTACCAACCCTGCTGTACTCCGTATCCAGATCCCGTCTGTTCGCTGGAACAAGGTCGGGGTTCCGCTCTCCGCAGGAGATATGTTGGAGCAAAGCGTCGAAGCGCTTATCGTAGCACCTATCGGTGGAAACATCTTTACCGCTACGTTCGTTTGCGACGAGGCAACAATCGTCTAACTAACTGTCCTGATGGCTTGAACGGTACAGAAATGTACTGTTCGGGCCACTGGACGACACCACTAGTCCATATATGGACAGGGAAGGAAAGAAATGGGTATCCTTAGAACAGCAACCACCGCATCCAAGACAATCATGTTGGACGACACCGATTTTATCACCGTTCGTGATGACATTTCTAAGCGTGACTTCAATGTACTTGCGTCCAATATCCCATCGGTATCGGGCGAGGGGGCATCACTTTCGCTTAGCGATGCGACGAAGTTTCAGGCAGTCCTGTTCGGTGCCTTGGTAACGGGCTGGTCGCTGGACGTTCCGGCTACTGTTGAGGAATATGAGAACCTGTCTGCTGCGGCTGGTCAGGTTGTTGATGAAAAGTTGGCAGAGCACTTCGAGTCCCTGCTCCCTAGCAGCGCCGAGGGAAAGTAGCATTTGACCTAGCGCGCCAGTATGCGGGCGGTTTCAAGTCTGATAACCTCAGGCGTAACAACCCCCGCATCGCTAGGGATTTCGATACGTATCTATCGTGTCGGACCGTGCAGTTGTTTTCCCTCGAAGTTGAGAAGAACAAACGAACAGAAATCAGGCTCACTGAGTTCGTTACGGGATATTCTCAACTGCCCGATGCTGGCGGGGTAATGGACCAGTCCGCTTGGACTATGACAATTTTCGAGCAGTTCCGCTCCGGCGAGAACGCAGCAGCCGCTAAGGCTCTAAGATAAGGGTAATCCACTATGGCCCACGTTTGTCTCATCATCTATTGCGATACCGCAACATTTGATGTGACAGGCGTGGGCCTCTTTTCTAGTTGTAGGGTGTAATGGCTGATCTGTCCGATATCGTCCTACGCATTCGCGTAGACATTGTAAACAATAAGGCTATCGCTGGGCTGGTAAACAGCCTCGCTGCTGCCACATCCGCCGTTAGAACCAACAGTCGGGCAACCGCTGTTGCAAGTGACCTTGCAACTAGATCCGCTCAGCGAGTTATTGACGTTGAGGCCAGAAGGGCGCGTGCCGTTACTTCTCAGGCCGCTGCAGAGCAGAGGATTGTCGCTAGGACAGCAGCGGCGAGGCAGCGCGACGCCGCTTCTCTCACTCGTAACGCCGCTCAAATCCAGAGACTAGAGGCAGCAAAGCAGCGTACTGCACTGCAGGCTCAGCGTGCTCAAGAGCGCGCAGCCGCAGCATCACAGCGTCTCGCCGCGGCTGAGGCTAGGACAGTTCGGCTGTCTGAGGCTGCTCAGCAGAAGTTGGCTGCAGCAAAGCAAAGGACTGCAGTCGCGGCGACGAAGGCTGCTGAGCGCTCCGCAGCAGCGGCACAGAGATTGTCTGCAGCCGAAGCACGTGCAGCGCAGCAGCAGATCGCATCGGCCCAGCGTCTTGCTGCGGCAGAAAAGCGAGCATTGGAGCAGTCAGCAGCGGCGGCTGCTCGTGCCGCTACCGCTGAGTCTAACGCTGCATCAAAGGTCGCTAAGGCTCAGGCTAGGGCTGCTGCCGCCGTTGAGTTGCTGGCTCAAAAGAACAAGAAGTTGTACAGCATCTCCTCCGTTCTTGGACAGATTACGGGCAAGGTAGGTGCCGCATTCGGAAAGATCGTTGACCCTCTGTCACGTGTCGAGAGAAAG